TAAGCATATAAGAAGAATAACTATATAGGAATAATAAGCCAGTGTGTGTGCTGTGTGCTGTGTTAGTGTTCTATGGGTAGCTAGTGGGTAGTTAGTGGGTATTTAATAAGCGTTAAATGTTCTAGTAGTTAGTGGGTATATACTCCCTCTCTCCCTCCCTCCCTATGTTCTCTATTATATTAGCATTTATACTGCTATATATATATAATGAATGACACAATAAGAAAAAACACAATGAAACACTCTTGACAATAGCATTATAGTTTGCTATACTATATAATGGAGAAGTCTTGCCCTGAATATTTCTTGACTAGGGGGGAACTAGAAACCAAATCCAAATATAAAACGGGTGTGATGTGGGAAGACATATAACCGCTCATATTTATTAACGCTAACATTAACCACCCATACTTATTACCGCTGACATTAAAACTATTAACTATAAGTTTCTCTCTATATTCCTATATGATTGATTGTTATATTAGATCTATTCTCTATATGGGAATAAGAACTAAGATTTAAAGATTTTCCTTAGTGGGAAAATTACATAGTCTATATTTTAGCTATGATTACAGTAAATAAAAATAAGTGGGGGGGATGAAAATAAAAATCTTCAAAAAAGCCAATGATTTCATGTTTGAATTGAAAAAAAATTCCGAAAATTTTTTAGTGATTTTTAAAAAAATAGAATATGGCTAATATTACACAAAGTTAGTAGTATTGACAAATGATAACAGAAGGTGTATAATATAAGTATAGATATTAAAGGTATCTATTTACAAATAGACAAGACAGCGTTTAAAAAGTGGCTGTCCTAAAAAACACAATTTAAAATCTCTCTTATTGTTGTATTCAGACGAATAGAGGGGGCAACGTCCGACGACCTGACGACCCCTGACTGTGGCTTGAATATAACAATCCAGAAACATGAAGTTAGGAACTGAAAGCTAAGGCTCTGCAGGAGCGGTACAGAAAGTCGTATCGTCTAAATCATGAAGTAAGGTAATTGTCTACAAATACAGGTTATTCACCAAGATTACAAATAACCCATTAATAACTTAGGGTAACACCACAGGAGTTAAAGGTCGAGATATAATCATTAATAATTGCGTAGTGTGTGCTAGGGGACGTAACTAGAAATAGTTCGGTCAGGTGACTAGTGTGCACTACATAGTTATTAATGGAAACTGAGAACAATAAAAATGTTCCTAGTTCCTATTAATATAGGAATTGTTCTTTCAAAATTGTGATACTAAAGAGAGTATCACTAATAGCTGATTAGTGAAGAGGTATCGCGTGGGGCAAGCAGTCCCAAGTCTCCAGTTCAATTCTGGAATCAGCAACACTCATGTACCATGTGTATAAGCGAGTTCCCTGATATTGAGTCGAATCACTCAATGTTTGTAACATCAACACTTCTTGCGGTAATAGAAATATCCGAACCAAAGAAGTTATATGTGTTAGGTGACGAAGTGGTCTAACGTGGAGGAATTTAAAATCTCTAAGCGTAGGTTCGAATCCTACCCTAACATTTAACAATAACAAAATGAAAGAATTATCAGATAAAGCTAAATCATTCTGTGAAGAATACGTCAAGAATGGTTACAACTGAACAAAAGCATATCAAGCAGCTTATGGAATGGAAGATCCAACTAAGGCTGCTGTTTGAGCTTCACAATTATTAAGAGATATTAGAGTAAAAGATGAGATTGACAACGTAGAAACGTCATTTAAGGTTATTTGATACCAAGAATGAATAGATAAAAGAGAAATTGTAAAGAGAATTAAAGCTGCAATGTACGCAGAAAGAAGAGATAAGTCAGTAGATTGGACATCTGTTCTAAATGCAATTAAATTGTTTACTCAATTAACTTGAGATATAACAGAAAATAAGAAAATTGAAATAGAAGAAACAGCAAAGGTTAAAAACCTAGATGAAATGACAAAAGAAGAAAGAGAAGAGTATCATAAAAAGCTGTTAGCAGAATTATAGTATTTAGTTCCTACACTATTAGTTGAAGCACCCGATTTATTAAATCGAAAGACCCAATTATTCAACTTAGTAGGAGAAATCTTAAATAGTGTTGGGTCTAAATAAAATAAAATGCTTTCAACAGAATATTTAGCAAAACTTAATAAATCACCAGAACTACAAGCGATAGAATGGTACAAATGTAAAGAAGACCCGTATTATTGGCTCACTTCGTGGGCACGTACCGTAGATAATCACTGAGATACTGATGAGGATATATGTAAACCATTCCCAGAAAAAGACTATATTAAGTTTATTACCGAGAAATGGTTGAAACATGACGTTCTAATCATACCAAAGACACGTCAAATGATGATTTCATGGCTTATAGTAGCTTTGTATCTATGGTATGCACAGTTTCACAAAGGTAAGTTTATAGTATTTCAATCTAAAAAGGAAGATGATGCTGATTATTTAGTGCAAAGAGCAAAGAAGATTTGGGATAATGAGCCAAATTTCATGAAATATTACTATGCAAATGGTAAGAAAGATAAATTAATAGCAAATCCACAGAATAAAGGAAACGCTGTTTACTGTAAATTGTTGTTTCCATCTATAGATTCGTCAATAGTAGGAGTCCCACAAGGTTGAGACATCATTAGAACGTATGTTATATCATGAATGTTGTCAGACGAGAGTGCTTTTCAACCAGAAATGGACGATGCATACTGAGCCTTGAAGCCAGCTATATCTAAATGAGGGAAATTAACAGTTGTTAGTACAGCAAATGCAGGAACTTGGTTTTGTGACGCAGTAAACGATGAACTTGTGATGGATTAAATATAATTAATATAATTTGTATGAAAAAAGTAGAGAAGAAGAAAGTTTTAAAGAAAGAAGTCTGGACAAAATCAATGAGAAACAAGGTTAAAAGTATTATTAAGGAATATAGTTGTTTATTATCACTTAATATGTATACAATAGATCTTGTATTTTCGGAAGAGTCTAAGAAGGCAGAAAATGAAGAATGAGTTACTCTAGCAGATACTATTTGACTAGATGAATATATGACTTTTAAAATAACATTTTACAAAGATTCATATTTACAGTATAAGAAATTCTGAGAAGTAGCACTAAGAGCTACAATAAAACATGAAATGTGTCATTTTATAACATGGAAGTTAATGACTCTTGCACTTGAAAGACATGTTACTGAAAAAGAGATATATGATGCTACGGAAACATTAACACAAAAGATTAGTATATTAATAAAAGATGAATTACAAAGAAAGACCACAACCAGAAACCATAAAGTGAATAAAGTTTTGGCAAAATGAAAAAAATAAATTTCATATATTAATGTTACACTATCAAGCGGATAATGAAAAAGACCCTGAAAGAGATTGAAAGGAATGGTATGAGAAAGAAAGAAGTTGAACTCCCAAAGCAAAATGGGATAAGGAATACGAGATAGACTTCACAACAACAGCAGGTAAATTAGTATATTGAAAAGAATTCTGTGACTTTGACGAATCAGTTAATTATATAGATTCATTTGATGTTAAATGAGAACTTATATTATGACTTGACTTCTGACAAAGCAATCCAACAGCAGCTTATGTTGCATGTTATACAGATGAATGAAAGTTATACATAATTGATGAATATTATAAACCAGCAATACCTTCAGTTTCTTCAAGAGAAATATTTAGAAAATTCTCTGGTTATATGGGTCATGATGAATATTCAATAGACCAACTATCAGTTAATCAGAAAAGACAGTTAGCAGATGCAGCGTTTCAAATAAAGGTAATAGATCCAACAACGTCTCATAAGAATAGAACAAGTGTAAAAGATTGAGAAGAAATACCATATTCAGTAAGAGAAGAATTCTTTGATAACTGATTAGACTTTGAACTATGAACAAATGACGTTAACGCATGAATAACAAGAATAAGAGAATATCTTAAAAGAGACGATAAATGAGAATCAAATTTTTATATATTTAAAGATAGATGTCCAAACTTATGTAGAGAGTTTAAGGCATATAAATATAAAGAACAAACAGAAGGTCAAAAGAGAACAGCTAATATATCAGAACAAGTAGTAAAAAAGGATGACCATGGTTGCGATTCTGTACGCTATATCGCAATGACAAGACCATCTACACCAACTAAACCATCTAAACCATTAACAAAAATACAACAAGATATCCAAAATATTTTAAAACCTAAAATAATTTGAAATGATTGGGATCTTGATTAATAAAAACAGTATGAACAAAGAAGAACGTTATAAAGAGTTCGAAAAAGAACTAGAAGCATTACAAACTAAATTGTGAGTTTCCTTGTATGCAGCTAATGTAGTATTAAAAAGTGGAGAAGTTGTTCCATTGATTAAATTACATAATGACTTAGAAGAAAACGAAGAAGAAAAAAATGAAGTTTCAAAATAGACCAGAAATACTCCTTGTAAGAAAGGACACTACAGCAGCACTTAGTCAAGATATTTATGTTCAAGAAGACGACAGTGATAAAAGACTTATAGTTGCTGATGTAATAGAATGAACAGATAGATTTAATAAATGAGAAAAAATAGTTGTTGGTAAGTATAGTTTATATCAATTAACATATAAAGGAGAAGATTACTTCTTTGTAGAAGAAGGTGATATTTTATCAACAATAGAAGATTAATTTTAAAAACAATGTATAAAGAAGTACTATTCGGATCTAATGTTAGATCAAAAATATTAAAATGAGTTAATATAGTTGGTGACGCAGTCACTTCAACTCTTTGACCAAGGTGAACACATGTAATATTTGAAGACAGTTCGTTTCCAGTTATTACAAAAGATTGAGTTACTGTAGCACAGCAAATAATACTTGAAGATAAGTTTGAGAATATGTGAGTATTTGTTGCTAGAGAAGCAGCGGAGAAGACAAATAGAAACGCATGAGACGGCACGACTTCTACAATAGCAATTCTACAAGCAATATTAAATGAATGACATAAGTATGTAGAAGCTTGAATGAATCCAGTTCTTATTAAAAGAGGAATGGATGAAGCATCTAGGGCTATAGTAGAATTACTTGAAAAGAAATCAAAGAATGTTATATCAGAAGAAGAGAAGTTAAATATTGCAACAATTTCAGCTAACAACAGTAAAGAACTTTGAGAATTAATTGTTTCAGTTATAAATGAAGTAGGAAAAGATTGAGTTGTAACAGTAACAAATAGTAGTAACGAGAATACAGAAGTAGAATATGTTAAAGGAACTAGAGTTGAAAGTGGTTATGCACATCCAGCATTTGTGAATGATGCAAAAAGATGAGTAAACGAATTTAGTAATCCAGCAATTATAGTTTGTGATGAAGATATTACACAACAGAATCAAGTTATTCCTTTGGCACAAATGTTAATAGCTAATGGAAAGACTAATGCTGTATTGTTTGCAAGTTCAATAGAATGAAGTGCATTAGCATTTTTAATTCAGAATCATTTAATGGGTAAGTTCACAATAGTTCCAGTAAGACTACCATCATTTAGCTCATATCAGAAAGATTTAATGAGAGACTTATCTTCATTAACTAATGCTAAGATATTAGGAGAAAATCAAGCTAAAACATTAAAGACAGCATCAATAGAAGATGTTGGTTCATGTGAGAACTTGGTTATTGGAAGAAACTACACAATTATATCTTGAGGTAAATGAAACATAGAAGAAAGAATAGAAGAAATTAAATCATTACTTGAAACAGAAACAGATACGTTTGTAAAAGAAAAATTAAAAGATAGACTTGGAAAAATATCTGGTAAAGTTGCAAGTATTAGAGTGTGAGGTTCTTCTGTAACAGAACAAACAGAAATTAAATATAGAATAGAAGATGCAATAAATTCAACAAAGTCCGCAATGGAAGAATGAATTGTTGAATGAGCAGGCACAACATTATTAAGATGTTCCACCGAAATGGAAATAACACCAGAATCGCCAGAATTTAATGCTTGAGTAGAAATAGTTAGAAATGCAATTTGTAAACCATTTAAAAAGATTATTGAGAATGGTGGTTGAAATGCTGATGCTATTATGTGAAAAGTATTAGAATCATGAGTTTGATATAATTCTTTAAAGAATTGTTTAGAAGACTTATTTGTTGCTGGTATTATAGACCCAAAGAAAGTTGTTAAAAACGAAGTAATTAATTCTATTGCTACTGCTTGAATACTACTTACAAGTAGTGTTGGAATAGCAACCGTAGAAGAAAAGAAATAGAATGGCATATTTAATAGCAGTATTTGCAATTATAGTTATCTGATTGGACGTATTTAAAACACGAATGAATAGAGACTATGAGGAAAAATACATTAGAACAATAGAAGATAAGAACAAAGAATTGTTAAGAGAAATGATATATGCAATAAAGTCAAAGAATATTGATGAATATGCATTATCAAATATTGACAATACTGAATTACCACCTCAAGAAGATAGAGATGAATTAATGGACATTGCAGATGTAGACCCAGAAAAACTATTAGAAGCAATAAGACAAAAACAATAGTATGGAAATAACAAACGTAACAATAAGACGGATTGCTGAAAACAAATGACACATATGATTTGCTTCGTGTGTTATTTGAGGATGTTTGAGACTAAACAATATTGCAGTGTTTAAAAGATTAAACGTTGAATGATATAGACTAGTCTTCCCAGAAAAGAAAATAGACGATAGGAAAGAACAACTATTTTTTCCTTTAACAAAAGAATTTTACTTTTTATTAGAAAAGGAAATATCTGAAAAACTATAATAACATGACACTTTCTGAATTATCAAAACCAATAGTAACATGAAAAGCATCCGCAGAAGAGGCTAAGTTTGTGTTTGATTTATATCAAGATACAATGAAGCACTACAGGAAGCAACATAGAGATTGGTATATCAACGAAAGATTTGTTAGAGGAGAACATTGGATTGTTTATAATAAAACATTAAACAAAGTTCAACCAATTCCAACAGTAGACTGAGAAGTTCGAAGAACTATTAATAAAATAAGAACTCAAGTTCGTTGAGTTAAAAACTTTATTAAGAAAAGTCAACCTAGATGGAATGTTAGCCCAGACTCAGTAGAAGACATTGCATACGAAGAAGCTAAGAAATATAATAGTTTATTACAGAACTTCTACGATACTAGACAGATGAAAAGTTCATTAACATCATTAATTGTTAATGCTCTAAAATTCTCTGCTTGAATAATGGAAGTATGAATAGTCAAAAGAAACTGAAAAGATTATTTAGATGCTTGGGTGGACGATACATTTGATATTTTATACGACCCTCTAGCAACTAACGAATTAGACGCTAGATATGTTATTAAGGCAATTAGGAAGTCAATAACATCAATTAAAGCAAATCCTAAATATAAGTTTAATTGAAATATAGTAGCAGACAATAAAGACTGAGCTAGTGAATATAAAGACTTATTAGAAAAAGAAAAATACAATAAAGACTGAGGAACTAAGAATAAAGACTTAGAAACTGTAATTCTATTAGAATTATGGATGAAATATAGTAAAGACTGAGAAGAAAAAATAAAGAAAATAACAGTTGTTTGAAATCAAGTAATTAATGAAGAAGAAACAAACTATACAAGATTTCCTTTCTTTATTTATAACCCAGAGTGAGAAGCTAACCAAATTTATAGTGATGCTTGGATAAAAGACTTAATTTCTCCAAACAAGTCATTAGACAAGACTGTTTCTCAAATAGAGTCATATATTCAAAGAATGCTTGCTGGTAAGTATTTAATCAAGAACTGAGTAGAAGTTTCTACTATAACAGATAGATGAGCAGAAAGAATATATTATAAAGGTAATGTAGCTCCAATACAGCAAACATTACAACCACTACCATCTTCACCATTTACATATGCTAGTTCGTTAGAGAGATGGATTGAGGAAGCCTGAGGAGCTCGAGAAGCCTCACTGTGACGTGCATCTGGTTCATTACAGTCTGGTAGAGGTTTAGAGGCTTTGCAGTCTGCAGACGCCTCTACGGTGGCTGAACCAATAGAAAATCTAGAACTATTTTTAGCAAGAGTTTGAGAATTTATATTAGAAATAATTTCAAAGAATCAATTTACTACTGATACAATAGTAGATGAAAGATCTAGGTCTCAAGTAAAATATATTGGTAATGTTGAACATGCAGAAAGCCTAAAGAGAGAAAATCCTGAAATAATGATTATTAAACCAAAAACTGTTATAGTAAGAATTGTTCCAGAAATTTCATATTCAGAAGAATCAAAGAAAGAAACAATAATGAGGTTGTCTGAATCTGGTTTAATTGACCAACAAACATTACTAGAATACTTAAATGTAAGTAATGTATCTGATATTATAGCTAGAGTAGAGAAAAAGAGTTCTGAACAGTTTAAACAAGAAATTGTTAAACAAAATGCTGCTCATGCAACAGGAGAATCTAGTACTGAAGATACTGCAGATTTAGCAGATCAAGAAAACACTAAGATAATGGCTTGAGAACAAGTTCCATTAACTCCAGAAGCACTTTGGATGCCTGAACATTTATCTCTTCATGAAGCATTCTTAAGTGAAAATAAAGATCAAATGACACCAGATGTATTAACTGCGTTCTGAGAACATATTGATAATGAAAAATCTTACTGACAGCAAGAACAAACAACTCAAGAATTTCCACAAGAAATGGAACAATGAGCTTTTAATCAATAAACTATATGCCATTAAAATGAAATTTTTGAGACATGTATAAAGAACTTAAAAAAGACAATCAAAGAAAGTGAAAAGAACGTTGACAATGAGGGAAACCACGAAGTGATGCCCAAATTAAAGCAATTATCTTGACCAAACTTTGAAAGTCTAATAAATCATAAATATATGACAGACGATAAATTAAAAAAGAAAGTAACAGACAAGTCTATTAAAGAACAAGTAATGATTAAAATCAACACTAAACCTATTTCCAAAGGAAAAGGAAAGCGTAGTTGAAAATGTTAACAATATGACATGAAAAGAATTAGTTAAATGAGTTAAAGATAAATTGTCTTTATCTTGAGCAAAAGAAGCGTTCAATAACTTAAATAAAGCTACTTGAACAGATCAACGAATAACAAATAAGTTGATGAATAATTTTTATCCATCAAGAACCGTTGCAGGTGATACCTATAAAAAAAGAGAATCAGAAACAAAAAATTTAGTTAATCAATGAAAAATAAAAGAAGCAAAGATTAACTTAAAGAATTTAACTGCTGATTTCAAACGTAGGAATCCAGAATATACACAAAAGTAATTTATAATTAATATAAGTCGATTAAGCCGCAGAACGGAAACTGCGTTAACAAAACACCGTTAGCTTATGAGATTAAAAACGTTATGTGAGAAACATTGTTAGAGCAAGTGAATAATGCCTTTGACTGAGGTTCTGATCCAGCTCCAGAAGTAAAAGTCGAAGAAGTATCTTCGCAAGAAGTAAAAGTTGAGGAAAAACCTGTTGAAACTCCAGTAGTTGATACAACGGTAGTTCCTGAAAAAGTACCTGAAGTCTCGGAAGATAAGTTCTCTGAGCAAATAAAAAACCTAAATACCGCACTAAAGGAAGAACGAGAAGCTCGAAAAGCTATGGAGGAAAAACTTTCTCAGACTGCTAGTAATACAGACGTAGTTGAAAAACTAAAGAACGTCTTTATGCCACAAGAAGTCAAAGAAGAAGTTCCAGAAACACCTAAGTTTCTTACAGCTGAAGAAGTTGAAGAATATTTAAACAAAAGAGAAGAGGAAAGAATTAACGAAAAGAAACAGGCTGAACAAAAAGAAGCCTTAATCAATGAAATTAAAGAACTTGAATCTAAGTGGAACTGAGAAGATGGTGCTCCAAAGTATGATGATAATGAAGTATTAGAATGGCAAAAATCAAATGGTAAGTTAGCCTTATCTCCATCTGATGCATTTCTTCAAATGAAAAGAGAAGAAATATTAGATTATGAGATTAAGAAACGTATGGAAGGTAAACCCGCTCCAGTAACCACTGAGAAACCATCTGGAATTTCAACAGATCATCAACCTGCACCTAAAAAAGTGTCTTCTCCAGAAGAACTAAAAGCAGCTATATATGAAGCACTCGAGTCTTGAAATGCGGAAATATAATTAATTTATGTGACAATCAGTTACAAATTCCTTAAATCTTGCATTCCGTGTATATGACGAAAACATTGCAGAACAAGTATTCTCTAAGAATGTCTTGTGGACAAACGTCATGAAGAACGTTGGAACAAATCGTGGTACTACAAATAAGTACTTAAAAGTTCATCCTTATCGCAATATTGGTCATGCAGCTGGTGGTGAATCTTTAACTTTACCTACTGCTGGTCAACAAGGTTACGAAGAAGCTGTTATTCCAATGAAACTTAACTTTCATCAAATCAGCATTACTGATGTAGCTTTACAAGCTGGTAAAAACAGCAAAGAATATTTGGTAGATCTTTTGCAGTCTGAATATGATGGTGCAAAGGCTGATATGCAACGCCAAATTTCTCGTCAGGGTTATGGTGATGGTTCTGGTGTAATCTGTCAAATTGACGGTATTGCTTCACAACCTACATTCGATCTTAAAAACCCAATGGTTGGTAAAAATCCTACTGACTATTTAGAAGCTGGTGCAATGGGTATTGGTACTCCAGTTATGTTAGACTCCTCAAAAACAACTGCTACTTCAGAAGTTTATACTTTCGTAAAAGCAGCTACTGATGGAAACACATTAACTTTGAATACTGGTACTGGTATCGCTGATGGTGATTACCTTTTCTTGGCTCACTACAATGGTACAGTTACACCTACAGCATCTAACAGAGGTGCAGAAATGATGGGTCTTAAAGGTTTGATTGATGACTCTACTAACGTAGACTCTTTCGAAGGTATCACACGTAGTACTCATATCTGGTGGAAATCTTATGTTAACAGTGCAGCTGCTAATCGCTCCTTGACTGAAGACATTATGTTCACCACTATGCTTGAAGCTAAAAAGAAAGGTGATCCAAAAATCATTTTAACTTCTTTTGACCTTTATAGTGCTTACGGACAACTTTTGTCAGCAGATAGACGTTACACAGAAACAATGACCTTGAATGGTGGTTTCACTGGTGTTAACTTTAATGGTTTGACATTGTTAGCAGATTACGATGCTCCTTATACAGAAATGTATTTCATCGATCCTAGCGTATTGTCTGTAGAAGAATTAAAACCTATGTCATTTATTGACGAAGATGGTGCTATTCTTTCTCGCAGTAACACTACTCCTGCTTACTTAGCAACCCTTCGCTACTATGCTAACTTAGCATCTAGTGCACCATCCCGTTGCTCGGTGGCAAGAAACTTAGTTAAATAGAGTATACCTGTTTTTGGAGGTTTCAGTTTAAAAAACCTCCTAATTTAAAAATTAAGTATCCCTTTATGGGGGCAAACTATCAAACATATGATTCAATGAAAAAATATTGACAAGAACGTTCTCTCTAAATGTTCAGCAACTATCTTTGATTTATCTGGTGCTGGTTCTAGGGAAGTTTTGTTATTCAATGCAAAGAAAGATATTAAAATTAATAGTATTTCTCTTTTCTACCATGAAGCAAGTTCTGCAGACGCAGGTATAGAAATTAATTTTGGAAACGTTGCATCTGCTACCACATATTGAGCAACTACATCAGAAACTTCTAAAGCTGCTGGTTATGTTAAAACAATAGAGTGAGTAACACTTACAAAAGATATTATAGCAAAAGGAACTCCTTTTATTATAGCTAATGTAGGAAACAAAGTTGGAACATGAGAAATCGTTGTGTCAGTAAACTATACAGTTTTATAAACTGTTAACTTAAAAAACGTTTTATGTACAATAAACTTATATTGAAAAATAGTGGAGATTCTTTTAAACTATTTTTTAACGGTGAAGAACACACAGTTCCTGCTGGATTATTTGAAGCAGAAGCAACATTAGGAGACTTCGTTCTCTATACAGCAAAGAAATGGTGAAAGAATGTTACCAAAGAAAGTATTCCTACACCTCCAAAAATTGAAGCAATAGTTTCAGCTGAAATTACTCCTATAGAGGAAGTAGTTGAGGAAGTAAAAGAGGAAACTAAAGTAGAAGTAAAAGAAGACAAAAAGAAAAAATAGATATGAATGAGCTATTAAAGAAGTATGACAAATATCTAAGAATAAAGAAAACATTAGATTGAAAGAAAATCCTACAGAGAATAAGTCCAGTATATAAGAAAACATCATATGATGTGTTAGAAATAACAAATCAATATCTTGGTTCTTGAAAATGGCTAATGTCTAAGATTAAAAAAATGGATTCTAGAAATAATGACTTTATTGTTAGTGCTATTCTTAAGAATGAAAAATTAAGAAAAAGAAAAGACGATACAAGAATCTCAGAAGAAATTGCATCTTTTATGTATAACTGAGAGAAAATAATAATTTAAGCTCTGTTCCGAGGGAGGGGGCGACAAAGTCGATCCCTCTAAACAGATATTAACTAATGCTATTACATAAGCAGGCAAAAGTTTCTCCTAACAGAGGAATGCCAGTAGAACTTACTACTATAACAAAGAAATTAAACGACATAACAGCAGAAACTGTTCAACTATACTTTAATGATTGAGGAGTTTATACTGCTGACGCTTGAGAAGCAATAGGGACTGTAGTAATCTGAAAGTTTGTATATACAAATATATTAGACGCTAATGGTTTCAAATTAGGACAGAAGAATGATACATCAGTATCTTTTACCTCAACAGCTTTAACTACTGAAGTAGATGCTCCAGATTGAGTATTTGAAGCAACAGACGACCTTACAGTACTTGAAAGACTTAATAATATTACAGCTTGACTATCTAACTGAGAATATATGATAGATTATAGAGGTTGAGTAATATATTGAAAAAAAGCATCAGCAACTACAACATTAACATCTACTGCATACAAGGTAAATAGTTTATTAATTACAGCTACTGCATAAAGTTAAATATATGACAAATATTTTAAACATTTTGAAAAATCGTAGAGTTTGGATTGCCGTTGTTTCATTATTTATGGCAGTAATGACATATATAGGTCATCCATTAACAGTTGACAGTGAAGTGTTAACTGACAACGTAATAAACGTTACCTCGATATCTGCAGATTTAATTGTTGCAGCATTATCCATATGGTCACTTGTAAAACCTAAGACAAAATAAAATGCCTACAGAACAAGAATTAACAGTTTGAAGATTAGCTACACTTGAAGCAAAAACAGAAACATTAGAAAAATGTCAAGAAACAATGTCTTCTGATATAAAAGAAATAAAAGATAAATTATTATTAAGACCATCTTGGGCTGTAACAATAATTATAACATTTCTTTCTACTGTGTGTGTTTGATTGTCAGTATTTGTACTAACAAATTGAAGTACAAAAGTTCAAGATAAAGATACAACAAAAGTAGAAGTGTTGTCAAATCTTTAGAAAAAAAATCCGTAAATTTAAAAGTTAAATTTCCAAAAGTAAAATATTACTAATATTAGTAAAAACTAGTAGTATTGACAAACGCTTTTGGTTGGTGTATAATATAGATATAAAGAATAACATTTAATTATATGGATGAAACACCAAAGGAAAGACAAGAGTGCGTAGTCTACTCACGCGTAGTATGATGGTTTGCTCCAACATCTAGTTTTAATAAGGGTAAAGCACAAGAATACAAAGATAGAAAAACGTATAAATTATTAGATAAATAAATATGGATGAACTGTTCCCAAAACAAAAAGAATTAACAACAGAAATACCATCTTGAGTAATCTTTGAGATTAGACCAGATGACTACTTCTTTTGAGAAGATGAATTAGTAGAAAAGGTAAACATATTTGAATGAGTTAATAAGAGAGACTATTTACCAAGTCCAGAGAGACAATCATGAAGATACTTTGACACGTATGGTTGTGTAAGTTACGCTTTCTTGAATTCAGTTGAAATGATATTTAAAAGGCAAATAGCTTTATGAATGATATCATGAGACAATCTTAAATGGTTAGAAGACGAAGGTTATTTAATAAACTGAGAAGTTAACTTCTCTGATAGGTGGTTAGTTCTAAGATCTAATACTACTCCAAAAGTATGAAATAGTTGAGGAATAGTAGCTCAGACAGCTAGAACATTATGACTAGCTTCACAGAAAATCTGTGATTGGAACTTAGATAGTTGAACAGAGGAAGAGTATTACGACAAATCAACTATAAAAAAAGAAGCTGACGATCAAGCAGCAGAATTTGCCAAGAGATTTGATATTCATTATAACTGGGTACTTCCGAAAGAAAGAAAAGAAGCAGAAAAGTATTCAGCACTTGAAGTATTTACATACGCTTGGTTTAAATGTCCTAATAGTACTACATACTATAATCCTAAAAGATGAACATCTAATCATGCAGTAATGCTTATTAACTCAGAAGATATAACATTATTTGATACGTATCAACCTTACATAAAGACAATGAGTTCTATGTCAGACTTTCTAGACTTCTCATTGGCAATATATGTATCAGAGAAAACAAAAAAAATGTGAAATGTTAAAATAATAAAAGACCAGAACAGCAAAACTGTTGGTATCTGGTCACCAATAGAAAACGAAGAAGCGTTTACAAGTTATTGTAAAAACTATTGAGTTTCAGTCAAACTTAAAGAAGACAAGAGTATAGACTGGGGATCAATGATAGATGGTACTTTAAAACTCTCCTAGAGGCTAAAAATGGCTCATAGAGAAGAGTTAATGTTAAATAGGTATATTTAACCATTTAACAAAAAATTAATTAAAATAGAGGCAAATAAAGCCTATAAAACAAATGGCAACATATCAAAAATTTAACAGCTTTGTGGAAGCACTAGCTGAAAAGAAACATAATTTGTGAAGTGACCAATTAGTAATCGCTTTAACAAATGTTGCTCCCTTAGCAACAAATAGTGTATTAACAGATTTAACACAAATAGATTATACAAATATTTCTTCTAGAAATTTAACAACAGTTTCCTCTGCTCAAACATCTTGAACATATAAGTTGGTTGTTTCAGATTTATCGTTAACTGCTTCTGGTGTTGTTCCTACATTTAGATATGTAGTTATTTACAACGACACAGCACCAAGCAAAGAACTTATTGGTTTTTATGACTATGGTTCAGCAGTTGACTTACAAACAGCACAACAATTCGTATTAGATTTTGACCAAACAGACTGAGTAATTCAAATAGCTTAATATAATATATGGCAGACACACTATTACAAGATTTTACAGAAACAACAGCACCATCAGATGGTGATTTGTTGTATACAGTAGTAGATCCGTCTTGAACTCCAGCTGATAGAAAAATTACTTGGACAAATGTAAAGGCATTCTTAAAGAATTACCTTGATACTATTTATCAAGCGTCTTTGGGTTATACTCCTGAAAATGTAGTAAATAAAGTAACTTCTATCTCAAGTTCTTCAACTGATACTCAATATCCTAGTGCTAAGTTAGTTTATGACCAATTATCAGGAAAACAAGCAACTGGTTCTTATGAAGTAACGACTAACAAAGAAAACACTACCCTTGATACTTCTACTGACAAATACCCTACTAACAGACTAACTAAGGAATACGCTGATGGGAAAGTAGAAGATAATATTACAGACGGACACACTACAATAGCTCCAAGTGGAAACGCAGTGTTTGATGCCTTGGCTTTGAAAATTAACAATTCTCTTGTGGACGCCAAGGGTGATATTATAACAGCAACCGCAGACAATACACCTGCTCGTTTAGCAGTTGGCACAGATGGACAAGTATTAACAGCAGATAGTTCTGAGGCTACTGGTCTTAAATGGGCAACAGTAAGTTCTTGAGGTTCTAGTTTATGGACAGCAGTTGCTTGAAATCCAACTAGAGTTTCTAATACACAATTCACAGTTACTGATACATGAAATGCTGCAAAATTAGACTTACTATTAAGTAGACTTACTTGTATCAAGTGGACAGAAAGTTCAGTATTAAAACAAGCAATGGTAGTTAGTGCAACATACGCAACTAATACAGTAACAATAAATATAATAGGTGACACATTAACATCAATAGATGCAAATTCAATGAAATATTTTGCTCAGAAGGCAAGTTTCTATAAATTTGCTTACGCTGGTGGTCTTTGAGCTACAGGAAGTAATGTAATGAATAAAGTTAAGTGTGAAGTAGCTTGAAAGATTTTTGGTTTAGACTTTTGGTGTGACGTTGCTTGAAGTGGAACTACAACAATAGATTTAAATAAAAATGGTAATACACTTACAACTACTAAAGCAAGTATAACAACAACTAATGATAGTGTATCTTGAGTAACAGCAGACAATGGTTCAGTAACAGCAGTTTGAGATTATTTAACCATTGACATTGATGCAGTAGCATGAACTATTATCCAAGGTGGTTATATTAATGTATTCTATATTCCACTCTATAATTCTTATTTAAGTTAATATATGTCAGTATTTAGACC